ATTGCTGAAGATGTTTCCTGATTGGGCAGAGCGTCGAACGGAGTGGTGGAACAAGTATCGGAAGCGAGGTTGGTTTCGGTTGATGACAGGCTTCGTAATGGCGGGGGTGTTTACTCGTAATGAGTTGATGAACTTTCCTATTCAAGGACCAGCATTTCACTGCTTGCTTTGGAGCTTGATAAGGCTTGTGAAGTGGATGAAGAAAGAGAAGATGCGAAGTTGTATAATAGGACAGATTCACGATAGCATTGTGGCTGATATACACCGAGACGAGTTGGATGACTATTTAGTCAAGGCAAAGCAAGTGATGACGAGAGACGTTAGGGAGGCTTGGCCGTGGATTATTACTCCTCTGGAAGTAGACTGTGAGATTGCTAAGACAAATTGGTTTGAGAAAAGGGAGTTTGCCATATGAGCGCTTCAGCGTATCAGAAGTTTTTGAAAGGTAAACGACAGAGGGAGTGTCAATCTGGATTCCCTCCGATCTGGATGCCTGATTTCCTTTTTGATTTTCAGAGTCATCTTGTTGATTGGGCAATTCGGAAGGGAAGAGCTGCTTTGTTTGCAGACTGTGGTCTTGGGAAAACGCCAATGTCCTTAGTGTGGGCTAAGAACGTCGTCAGGAAGACGAACAAGCCGGTTTTGATTCTTACTCCATTAGCCGTGTCTTATCAGTTTGTTCGGGAAGGGGAGAAGTTTGATATACGAGTTAGGCGTTCTCCTCAAGGTGAAGTTCATCGTGGTATAAACGTTGTTAACTATGAGCGGTTGAAGTTTTTCAATCCTAGAGATTTTGCTGGAGTCTATCTTGATGAGAGTTCAATACTCAAATCATTTGGAGGAAAGTATCGTAGGCAGATTACGGAGTTTTTGAGTAAGGTGCAATATTGTCTTTTGGGTTCAGCAACACCTGCTCCTAATGATTGGGTAGAGTTGGGCAACTCTTCTGAAATTTGCGGTGAGATGGGTCGAAATCAGATGTTGAGAACTTTCTTCGCATTTGATGAGGACGAAGTAAGCAATATTATTACTACTCATAATTATAGGTTGAAAGGACACGCCAGAGAATCATTTTGGGAGTGGGTTGGTGCGTGGGCTAGAGCAATTAGAACTCCTTCTGATTTGGGTTATGAGGATGGTGATTTCATTCTGCCTGAGATGTCAATGAGTCAGTGGGTAGTTGGAAGTCCTCGTGGGCGACGGGGCTTCTTTCTTCCGGAGGCGACGACTTTGGCGGAACAAAGAAAGGAGCGTCGAGCGACATTGAATGCCCGTTGTGAGAAGGTAGCAGAACTTGTATCAAAGGATAGACCTTTTGTTGTTTGGTGTCATTTGAATGCGGAAGGAGACTTACTTGAGAAGCTCATTCCTGATGCTGTTCAAGTGGCTGGTGCTAATACGGATGATGAGAAGGAAAGTCGTCTTGAGGATTTTGGCAAAGGTAGGATTCGAGTATTGGTAACAAAGCCTAGGATTGGTGGGTTTGGGCTCAACTGGCAGCATTGTTCGGACATGTCACTTTTTCCATCTCATAGCTGGGAACAGTATTATCAGGCGGTTCGTCGTTGCTGGAGGTTTGGTCAGAAGAGAGAGGTTTTAGTGCGGATTGTGACTAGTGAAGGTGAGAGTAGAGTTTTGAAGAACATGCTTAGAAAGGAGAAGTTGGCTGTTAATATGTATGCAAATCTTGTTGGTGTTTTGAATCGGACTGTTAAGAAACGAGACAAGGCAGAGGATGGTAATGGCGGGTTTGAAGTGGAGGTGCCAGAATGGCTGATGAGCGGCATTTGATAACAAAGCAGTTTGCAATCTATCGTGGGGACTGTGTTGAAGTGATGAAGAAACTTCCCACTGCTTCGGTGGGTTTTAGTGTATTCTCTCCGCCGTTTATGAATCTTTATTGCTACTCTGAAGATTTAGAGGATATGGGAAATTGTCAGACAGCCGAGGAGTTTTTTGAGCACTTTGGTTTTGTTACCCGTGAGCTGCTTCGACTTATGATGCCAGGCAGGGTTGTCGCTGTTCATTGTATGGATTTGCCTATTCATAAGCAGGACAGTGGTTACATTGCACAGTATGATTTTCCTGGAGATTTATCACGTCATTTTGTTGAGCAGGGCTTTGTTTATCATGGGAGGGTTTGTATTTGGAAAGATCCGTTGGTAACGTTTATGAGGACAAAGACTACAAGTTTGGCTCATAAACAGATTGTATCTGATTCAGCTACTTGTCGGACTGGAGCTGCTGATTGGATTTTGTTGTTTAGAAAGAAGGGGGAGAATCCGAAACCTATCGCCCATCCATGTGGACTTACTGAATATCACGGTTTACGGAAGGTGCCTGTTGAGTTGAATAGATGGATTGGCTGGAAAGGAGATCAGAAGAAGAACAAACGATCGCATTGGATTTGGCAACAGTATGCCAGTCCGGTGTGGTTTGACATTCACCAGACGGATGTATTGCCTTTCAAGACAGCCCGAGAGGGCGACGATGAGAAGCACGTTTGTCCGTTGCAATTGGGAGTAATTGAACGTTGCATCGTTTTGTGGAGTGCCGAAGGGGATATTGTGTTTACGCCTTTTATGGGGGTGGGTTCTGAGGTTTATGTAGCCGTGAAGAATGATAGAAAGGCAATTGGGGTCGATTTGAAGGGATCGTATTATAGGCAAGCTGTTCGGAATTTGAAGTCATTAAAGAAGAGGAAAGCGAGGAAGGGGTTTGATTTATGAGTCAGTCATCCGAAGAACTTTATAGAAAGCATCGGCCTAAGAAACTCAAGGATGTTCTAGGACAGGAAGCAGCTACGAGAATGCTGTGGGAGATGTGGAAGAGCAAACGGATTCCACATGCTTTGCTACTCGTTGGCCCGAGTGGTACGGGCAAAACAACTTTAGCACGTATTTTGAGAAAGAAATTAGGTTGTGGTGATTCGGACTTTTATGAGTTGAATGTAGCGGACTTTCGAGGGATTGACATGATTCGCGACATTCGTAGTAGGATGAATCTAGCTCCAATGGCTGGGAATTGTCGGGTGTATTTGCTGGACGAAGTTTCTGAGCTGACTAAGAATGCGATGGATTCCTTCTTGAAAATCCTTGAGGATACTCCTTCTCACGTTTACTTCATGCTCTGTACGACTGATCCGCAGAAGTTGAAGAAGACAATCATCACTCGATGCACGGAAGTGAAGTTGCGATCGTTGGATAACAAGTCGATGGAGAAGCTGTTGAACGATACGGCCGAGAAGGAAGAGTTCAAACTAACGGAGGAGGTTCGTGATAAAATTATTGATCATGCCGAGGGAGGAGCTAGAAAGGCGTTGGTGTTGTTGAATCAGATAGTAGGGCTGGAGGCGGAAGAGGATCAGTTGGATGCGATATCCAAGGCGGATTTCAAATCTCAGGCTATTCAGTTGGCACGGTTGCTTATGAAGCCTAATGCGAAATGGCCGGAGGTAGCTGGATTGTTGAAGGACTTAGACGATGATGCTGAAGGAGTTCGTCGAATGCTTTTGGCTTATTTTCAAAGTGTGTTGCTGGGTGGAGGGAAGATGGCTGGGAAGGCTTATGTTGTAATCGATGCTTTGAGAGACCCATTATACGACATTGGAAAGCCGGGCTTGACGGCTGCGTGTTGGGAAATTGTTAGAGGCGAAGACTGAGGCGTATAATAAAGTAGAAAGGGAGGGGTGATAGATAATGTTTACTTTGCTTACGGGTTCTTATCGGCAAGCTGGAGAGTTGGTCAACGGGGATTTGGCGTTGGATGAGTTGTATAATGTGATTTATCAGCGGTCGGATTTGGGGAATGAGGTAGCTCAAGCTTTCCGGCTTGTGTTCAGATTCCAGGAAGGGACATGGAGTTTGTGGGCTTGATTATAGGACTGGACTTATGAGCAGAGAAACTGTAAAGATCAAGTATTTCAAAGGCCGGACTTTGAACATGGGCAATTACGAGTCTACCAAGTTCGAGGTTGGGGTGGAGGTGATTTGTGGGAGCACTCCAGACGGAGTAGAAAAAGCTTGGGCGTGGGCTGAAAAGTTTGTTGAGGACAAGATAGACGAGAAAGAGAAAGAGGTGCTGTTATGAGCAAGGTGAAGTTAACGGACGTAGAGTTGGACATTGGCGTTGATGAGAATCGATTAGACGAGGAGTGGGTTCGACAGCCTCGTCTGTTCCATCGTTATTCGGTGGAGCTGGCAGATGCTCGTATGGAGTTTGATGAAGCGAAGGCTGATTTGGAAGTGATTCAAGCTGATTTGGATCGAGACGTCAGAGAGAATCCGATCAACTATGCGATCGAGAAGCTTAGCGAGAAGCGAATTGAAGCAGTGGTTACTGCCCAGGAGATTTGCGTAGACAGTCAGAAGGTCATGAACGAAGCCAAGCATAAAGTCGCGATCTTCCAAGCGGCTGTAAATGCCTTGGATCAAAAGCGAGCAGCGTTGGAGAATTTGGTAAAGCTTCGGTTGGCTGATTATTATAGTGAGCCAAAGGCTAGGGACGTTCCCAAAGAGGAAGTGGACAACATGAAAGCCAAGGCAAGAGGGAGGAGGGTGAAGAGAAGACGGGAAGGGGATAATGATGAATGAGTATGTGAAGGGAATCTTGTTTGTGGTGTTGGTAGGAATGACTCCTATCGTACTGCTTATGAGTGCGAAGTTGGTAGCGTTTGGTTGGTATCGAGGTAAGCATTTGTTCGAAGAATCTCTGAA